CTATATTGGGTCAGGATCCCAGCCGTGAGTTTGAGGGCACCTGGACCAATCCTCAGAATCAACAATTTAGATCGCAATGGATACCAAACTGGACTGATCGAGATACCAAACAATGGATAGGACTCAAACTCAAAAGTGAATTTCAGAGCATTGTTGATCGACTGGAAGATTTGATGTACCGTATGTTGAGTTTGCAGGCCAGCCTGACTGCTCGTGGTCATCGTGTGTTGATGTATCAACAAGCAGACAACATTTATCAGGAGTTTATTGAAGACTCTCGTTTTGAACTTTTTAAAAACAATGTTGGCATCAAAGACGGATTTGTCTGGCGATCAATTGCGTGGCAACACGGACATAAGGTTGCTGCTGTGAATTATTCCGAAACTGATCAATATGTGCCACCAGACATGGCTCACCCTTTGCCCGGACATCATTTGATGATCAATACTCATTTGACACAGTATATCAAAGATGCTAAAATACTAGCATGACATTTGCCTGTGCCTACTGCAAGAAAACTTTTGTAAAAGAAACGTCTATAGCGGTGCATGTGTGCGAGCCCAAGCGCCGTGCATTGCAAAAGGACGAACCTGGGGTGAGATTGGGGTTTCAGGCCTATTTGCGATTTTATGAAACCATGCAAGGATCGTCTGGTAACAAGACCTATGAAGACTTTGCTGAGTCAGCTTACTATCGAGCCTTTGTGAAGTTTGGGCGTTACTGTGTGGACACCCGCACAATCAATCCAGCTCAGTTCATGTTGTGGCTACTAAAGGCACAAAATAAGATTGACTACTGGTGCAGTGACAAGGTCTATACAGAATATTTGTTGTACTACCTGCAGACGGAGGCAGTGGATGATGCTCTGGCTCGAGCAATTGAATACAGCATGACCTGGCAAGAAAACACAGGCTATCCTGCACATGACTGTTTGCGTTACGGCAATACCAATGCAGCATGTTATGCTGTTACATCAGGAAGAGTAAGTCCCTGGGTGATTTACAACTGCGAGTCAGGCCAGAAGTTTTTGAGCGGTCTGGATCCCACTCAGGTGGCCATGATCTGGAGTTACATCGACAGTGATGCCTGGCAAAAACGTTTTAGAGATCGTCCCGAAGATCAAGCATATGCACAAGAAATTTTAACCCGAGCAGGATGGTAACATGATTCAAGGAATAATACCCGGCACAGGGTTAGTAACCACAGGCGGCAGCTCTATGCAGCCGTATATAAGCCCAGGATCGCAGAGTGCTGGAATATTACGGTACAATACAAGTTTAAAAAATATAGAAGTGTATGACGGTGTCAGCTGGCTAACGTTGTCCGGCAGCCATACTCAGATAAGTCTTGACGGTCCAACACAGGAAGCTGTCCAGTGGGTTCGTCGTCGAATGGAACAAGAAAAACGCCTGGAAGAATTGGCCAGACAACATCCTGCTGTGGCTGATGCAGCGGCCGCAGTGGCTCAGGCGCAGGAACAACTGGACATAGTGACTGCTTTGGTACAACTATGAGCGCAGACATTGATATAGACGTGCCCAACAGAGATGTTGTGTTGCAACTGATACAGCATGTGCCTGCACAACAAAGCACTGGACGCAAGCACAACTCGGGCATTTATGTCACAGACATTCCGCGGGATGTGGTCAACGGACATGCAGCACTGGATTACCAGTCAGCAGAACAACGTGGCTATTTCAAAATAGACCTGTTGAACATGAGTGTTTATAACTTGGTCCACGGCCCCGAACACTATGAAACGTTACTGGCAGCTACACCGCCTTGGAGTCGACTGTGGACAGATCGTGCCTGGGCCAGTCAACTGGTACACGTGGGCAACTATGCGGACCTGCTGCGAGAAATGAAGCCAGACTCAATTCCTAGAATGGCTGCATTTATCAGCATTATTAGGCCGGGCAAAGCTCACCTACAAGGACAACCTTGGGATCAAGTGTTTGCTGAAGTCTGGAACGGGGATGATAGTCGGGGCTATACCTTTAAAAAGGCACATGCTATTAGCTACGCTGCCTTGGTGGCCTTGCACATGAATTTACTCAATACGCCGGACCAAGGTAATTGATTTTCGCTTGGACTTTTTGCGGGCAATGTCCATAAGGCTACAAATGGGACCGTGCAAGATTTCCAGGTCCTTGTTGGCAAATGTTCTCAAAGTAACACGGAATTGATCCCATTCTTTGCGCAGGAAAATGTTTATAGGAATGCTTCTGTTGCTTTCCCACCACCATGTGCCGGCTAGTTCTAAAAATAACATCTTGTCAGACTGATCTATCACTGATCCAAAGTCGTAAATAGTTGTCACAATGTCATCACGGTTTTGTACCACTCCTACGTACTCTTGATTTGCGTAAACGCACAAGGTAATAAAGGGGTACTTTTCCGTTAATTTTTCAAATATGTTATTGCCCATCAGGGTTATTTATTAGCAGCTAAATAGAGTAATGTATTCCACCACCGTTTATCTTTACCAACAAATTACTCGAGTGTTATTGGTCAACACTGATGGTGGCTACTTCACAGCAAGGTATGACCCAGTGTACGCAAAATCTCTAACCATCAACAAAGGCGTGGATAATGTTCTCTTGTTTGAGTTCATTAACCAAGACCAAAAACCTGTAAACATCACAGGTAGCACGTTTGTTTTCCGTGTGATCAACCAGGCAGGCGATGAGCTGTTGGTACAAAAGGATTGCGAAGTGTTGAGTGCTACTACAGGACGTGTGAAAGTGGTACTAGACAGTACTGACACCATTAACATACAAGCACAGCCTGCCAGCTACAGCATCACACGCACAGCCGGTAACTATGCACAAGCTGTGTATGTGGACGCCAACAGCCAAGCTCGTGCAGACTGCAATATTGTGGACTCTGTGCTGCCACAATTTCAGCCCAGTCAGCCAGTCACGGTGCCTGACATCTACGGCAAGAATCAATTTGTGAGTGCAGCACCCACATCTTATCCAGACTGGGCCTTGAACCCGCAACCAATCAACAGCATACAACAAACTGAATTTTATAGTAGTCATATTGAAACCACAGGTGCTGCATTTACCACAGTGAAATTTGATCTGGTTCACTTTACCGGAGCAATCAAGGTTCAGGCTGCTGAAAACTATGAGTCAGTTTGGTATGATGTCAGCGAAGCTCGTGAATACTTTGATGACACAATCAGCGACTATTTTAACATTGTGGGCTATCATCCGCTGTTGCGTCTAGCATTGAACAACTCCATTGGCTACGGAGCCAGCGGCACAGTCACAGTGGTCAACGGTGTGGTCACAGGAGTGTCCCTGACCAATTCAGGATATAGCTATGTGGCTGCACCTTATGTTCAGATTCTGGGCAACGGTGCTGGCGCCATAGTAGAAGCGGTATATGGCGGCAACGGAACAATCAGCCAGGTCAATGTGATTGCTGGAGGTTCTGGATACTTACCAATTCAATTCTTGGGCAGTCCATCTGCTACTGCGGTTTTCAGCAACGGCAAGATTGAAAACGTTCAATATCGTTGATATTGTGTGACAACTCTGCTATACTAAGCAGATGCTGGATATCTTAGATTACTTACCCGCCAAGCGAAAAGTCAGTCCCAGCGGCTGGATCAGCTTTAATGCGGTATGCTGTGATCACAATGGCAACAGTCCAGATCGACGCAGTCGCGGCGGCATCAAAACAAACGAACAGGGTTGGAGCTATCATTGCTTCAACTGTGGATACACTGCCAGCTTTATTATTGGACGCACAATAAGTTACAAGGCTCGGAATCTATTGGGTTGGATGGGTGTTCCAGAACGGGAAATTGACCTAGTTAACTTGGAAAGTCTAAGACATCGAAGCATACACGGACTGCTAGAAGATCGACAAGCAACCGACACATTGGTTCAGGGAATTGAATTTGAAGAATGGGAATTACCTCCAGGCGCAGAGTTTTTGACAGCAGAATTTGCAGTGCAGTGGGAGTACTTACAAAGTAGATGTGTGCCATCTGACTTTCCGTTTATGGTGCAGGCTCAGTCCAAGCGACCAGGTGTGATAGTTCCGTTCACATACAACAACAAAATTGTGGGCAGTACTGTTCGATTCTTGGACAATCACAATCCTCGATATCTAAACAACATGCAACCAGGTTATGTGTTTGGCGCAGACTTGTTGCACAACAACTGGACTCATGTGATAGTGACAGAAGGTATCTTTGACGCACTGTCAATTGGAGGTCTAGCACTCATGCACAACACAGTGAATGATGCTCAAGCAAAATTGATACGCCGATTGGGCAAGGAAGTTACTGTGGTACCCGACCAGGATTCTGCAGGTATTGAACTGATAGATCGTGCTGTGGAACTGAACTGGGCAGTAAGCATACCTGCCTGGCCTGCAGACGTCAAAGATGTCAACGATGCTGTGAAGAAATATGGTAGGCTAGGCGCACTGATAACTATCATGCAAGCTAGAGAAACATCCAAGATCAAAATTGAATTACGAAAGAAACAACTTGTTAAAAGACTACGGAACTGATGTACAACGACTGTTCCTGGAGATGATACTTCAGGATGCAGAAAGTTATGTTCGTGTACAGAACATCTACAATCCAGAAAACTTTGATCGTAGTGTAAGACCTGCGGCCGAGTTTATCAAGACACACAGTGTGGACCACGGCACCTTGCCCACTGCTGCACAGATCGCTGCAACCACAGGGATCAAACTACAGCACCTGGACGAATTCAATGAAGGACATCATGCCTGGTTCATGGAGGAGTTTGAAAACTTTACCAAACGTCAGGAACTGGAACGTGCTATTTTGAAAGCAGCTGACTTGCTGGAAAAGGGTGACTATGATCCTGTGGAAAAACTGATCAAGGATGCTGTGCAGATCAGTCTAACCAAGGACATGGGCACGGACTATTTTGATGATCCCAGTGCTCGTATCAACAAGTACTTCAATGCTGGAGGACAGGTTAGCACAGGATGGCCACAAATGGATCGATTGTTGTATGGTGGATTCAGTCGTGGAGAGCTGAACATTTTTGCAGGCGGATCAGGCTCGGGCAAAAGTCTTGTGATGATGAACATTGCACTAAACTGGTTGCAGCAGGGTCTAAGTGGTGTATACATCACCCTGGAACTTTCTGAAGAGCTAACCAGTTTACGAAGTGATGCCATGCTGACCAGCATGAGCACCAAAGAGATCCGCAAGGACATTGAGACCACAGCACTCAAGGTCAAAATGATTCAAAAGAAGTCTGGACAGTATCGTGTGAAGGGACTGCCGGCACAAAGCAATGTGAATGACATTCGTGCTTACTTGAAAGAAGTGCAGATACAAACAGGTATCCGGGTGGACTTTATTATGGTAGACTACCTGGACTTGGTCATGCCTGTGAGTGCCAAAGTCAGTCCCAACGACTTGTTTGTGAAAGACAAGTATGTATCGGAAGAACTGCGTAACCTGGCCAAAGAACTAGGTATCCTGATGGTAACTGCAAGTCAGTTGAATCGAAGTGCTGTGGAAGAAATTGAATTTGATCACAGCCATATTTCAGGTGGTATCAGCAAAATCAACACAGCAGACAATGTGTTTGGTATCTTTACAAGTCGTGCCATGAAAGAGCGTGGCAAGTATCAGATACAATGTATGAAATCTCGAAGCTCGACCGGCGTTGGTCAAAAAATTGATTTGGAGTATAACATTGAAACAATGCGCATTACTGATGAAGGTGGTGACCAAGCAGGCCACAACCGACCACAAAGTTCAATCATGGACTCAATCAAGGCCAAAAGCCAAATCAAGGCTGCTGATGAAGTCCAAGGTAATTCTACCAAATGGGAAAAAGCCACTGGAACTCCTGCGTGGGAACAACCAGCCAAAGTAGACGGTGATGTACAAAGCGCCAAACTAAAACAATTGCTGGGCAAGATCAAAACAGGTTGATATGAATAAAAGTGTTTATTGTTCCATGATTCATGGTGGATTAGAATTATCTTTAAAAGACCAGGAACCAACAGCACAACATTGTTGCCTGCGAAA